AAAATGTCAGACACTATTTTTGGTGAGCGATGCTCCTTAAATAACGCTATAAAATGTTGGTCACTACAAGAAGTTTTAGTCATATATAAACTTTATAATGGTAATGTTAGCCAATACTAATCTATTTACATGGAAAATCAATGACATACGCAAGAATTGATACAAATCACAAGGAGATTGTGGCGGCTTTAAGACAAGCTGGTGCTACGGTTGTTTCTTTAGCCGCCATGAAGCACGGATGCCCCGATCTTTTGGTAGGTTATGCAGGTGAAACGGTGCTAATGGAAATAAAACGGGATGCCAAAGCCAAGTTCACGCCTGACCAACTAGACTTTTTAGGTAAGTGGAAAGGCGGTGCAATCAGCCGTGTGGATAGCGTTGATGCCGCCATAAGAGCATTAGGAATTACTAGAAAAGTGTTATAAAATAAGCCAAAAGGAGCGTATTATGGAAAAGTCGATGGCATTATTCCTAGCAACATTGCTACATTCGGGGACAAACACCCACTTTTTCCATTGGGCTACCAAGTCTTACGCTAAACATAAGGCACTTGGTCATTTTTACGAAGCCATTGTTGAGCATACCGATGCCCTAGCCGAGTGCTATTTTGGGTGCTACGGTCAGATTACTGAGTTTCCAGCTACTTATCACCAGCCAAAAGAGCCATTGGCCTACTTGCAATCCTTAAAAGCGTTTGTTAAAGATGCCCGTCAAGACTTGCCGCAAGACCCTGAAATCTGCCAGCTAATTGACAATATTGCCCAAGAAATCGACACAACTATCTACTTACTTAAATTTAAGGCTTAATCATGCCATTAGACAAATCAGGTTCAGCCGAATCAGTCGGCAAGAATATTAAAAAAGAAATGAAAGCTGGAAAGCCTAAAAAACAGGCAGAAGCCATTGCACTTAGCGTTGAGCGTGAATACGCCAAGGGTGACCGTAAAGCCAAGCTAGAAGATGCCTATGCTAAATACATTGAGGAAAAACATAATGGGTGACGGTCTATACGCCAATATTCACGCTAAAAGGGCTAGAATCAAAGCTGGTTCAGGCGAAAAGATGGCTAAAAAGGCTTCTGAAGGCCGCCCATCAGCACAAGACTTTAAAGATGCCGCTAAGACTGCCAAGCCTACACGCAGAGAAACAATTGCTTCCAAGATGAAGGATATGTAATGGTTAAGATGATCCCACCTACCCCAATGAGCCGCAAGTACAAAAAAGAAGATGCAATGCTACGCCCTCATGTTGAATCTACGCTAGAAAAGAACCAGCGTGAGCGTTTAGAGCGTAGAGCCGCTATTGCCAACAAACTTAAAGACTTGGATAAAGAAGTTCTGTAATGGCTACGCTGGCAGACTTGCTACGGGGTGGATACAAACCCCCTACTGAATCGGCACTTGCTGATCCTATCAAGGAGCATTTCCGCAATCTGCCGCAAACATTAGAAGCAAACCAACGGGCTATGGATAAAACTATGGCTGGCATGGACAAAACCGACATTATGGGTAGACCAAACCCTAATTACTACCCCGAAGCTATGGGCGAGTTCACTCAGAACTATATGCCAGCAATTATGGGTTCTTATTTGCCAACTACACCATTAAAACCAAATCTTGAAGTTGGTACACGGTATGTTCGTGAATATATGGGTGGTTTAGCAGAAAAAATACCAAAAAAAATTGAAGATTTAAAAGGCTCAAGTTTGATGGTAATGCCGTGGGATTCTACTAGCCGTAATTACGCAATTAAATCTATATCGGGCGAAGCATTGCCAAGCAATGTAATAACGCACGGTGGTCAAGATTATGCCCGTGATTTATCCCATGTAAATCAAAATGTTGTGGGAGCATCAAATCTTGGTATAGCTAAACGAATCCAAAGCAGAGATGCACAAGCAAGGGCAGAAAATTTAGCCGCTGGTGGTACAGGCAACATTATTCATATGCCAATCACTATGGGTGAAGGTGCTGAAAACTTTAGCGTCATGCCAACCGAAGCAATGCTAGGAATTATTGATGCTAGAGAGCCAAGCAAAAAGTTTATCAAAGAACTTGATACAAGCATCAGGCAGTACAAAGACCCACAAAGGGGTACAACGCCATTTAAAGATTTTGCTGGGGTAAACAGCGAAACAGGTCGTATGCAATTGTATTCAGGTGAAGGTGTCGGGGGTACTGCTGGAGATTTGCGTAAAGTGTTTATTAACAGAACCGCTGGTTTAAAAAGTAGGCAAGAATATTTAGGGTTTAATGCAGAAGATTTGGCGGCCGCATTGCGTGATCCAGCTTTGGAGGGAGTGCCAAAAGGCTATCTTGGTAATACCTTAATTAAGGTTGGTTCTGAAGGTATGCACCTAAAGCCAAGCAAAAATCCTACATATTCAACTGATTTTACGGGTGAATACATGGGAACTTTAGGTAACAATGTTCCTGTTGAAGTCTTATTTCCTAAATTGTTCCCACAGTTTGAGCAAGCATATGCCAAGCAAAAGGGTGATCTGAGAAATATGGCTATTGGTGGATTAGAAAAAAAATCCGCTGGGGTATCAGAATTGGTTGATCAACAAGTCATTGACAACTACTACAAGTACCTTGAACAGCTAGGCAAATCAGGACAGTAATTCTGCTGTAAGCAACTCAGCTTGAAGCATAGCAATAGAATCTTGTAACAAAGCCACAAAGCTATCATTATTTAAATCAATAGCATCATTGCTTAATTCACAGTCTATCGACCCATTGTCGTTACGGCTCAATTTAATAGTAGGCATACTAATCTCCTTGTTTTGTAATATAATTATACCAAGTATTAACCTATCTTAACAACTACTTGATAAAGATATGACCAATAAACAACAAACTAATAATCCTAAGGGTAGACCTAAAGGTAGCCCTAATAAGTCCACAGCACTTGCTAGAGAGGCGATCGCTAAGTTCGTGGATGGGAATAGCCACAAGTTGCAAGAATGGCTTGATGACATCGCTACGAATGAAAAGCTAGGGCCAAAGGTGGCTTTTGATTGCTTTATGCAAGTAGCTGAGTACCATGTGCCTAAACTAGCTAGAACAGAACATACTGGTGATGTAGATCAACCAGTTAAAGTCATTCACGAACATAAGTTCTTAGATTGAAAGAATTAGTTAAGAAGTACGAATATCCCTATAAATCAAGGGATGCGTTCTTAGACTTTCACAGACGGGATCAACGCTGGGCAGTATTAGTCTGTCACCGTAGAGCAGGAAAAACGGTAGCTACTATAGCTGATACTATCCGCAGAGCCATTATGGATAAGAAGCCTGACGGTAGGTACGCTTACATTGCACCGTACTACGCACAGGCTAAGAACATTGCATGGGATTACCTGCTTAAATTTGCAGAACCAGCCATTGTCAAAGCTAATCAGTCTGAGTTATGGGTAGAACTGGTTAATGGAGCAAAGATACGCTTATTTGGTGCCGATAACCCTGATGCCCTGCGTGGACTGTATTTAGATGGGGTGGTGTTAGACGAGTACGCAGACATGAAACCCCGTCTTTGGGGTGAGATTGTTAGACCATTGCTTACTGACAGACAGGGTTGGGCTACCTTTATTGGAACACCTAAAGGCCATAATGCGTTCTATGACATATACAACGAAGCCCAAAAGAACCCCAACTGGTATGTCAAGACACTAAGAGCAGATCAATCAGGGCTGTTGCCACAGGCTGAATTAGAAGATGCTCAAGCCACAATGTCTGATAATCAATATGAGCAAGAGTTCTTATGCTCCTTTGAAGCCGCTATTCTTGGTGCTTACTACGGTCAAGAGATGCGTAGAATCACAGACTTAGAGCGTATTACTACGGTGGACTATGACCCAATGTTCCCATGTCATACCGCTTGGGACTTAGGATTTAATGACAGCACAAGTATTTGGTGGTTTCAGGTGGTGTACGGTGAAATACGGGTACTCGATCACCATTCATCTAACGGTCAAGCCGTGCCTTATTACACGGGTTTAATTGCCAGCAAAGAGGATGAGTTTGGGTACAAATATGGCTATCATTACCTGCCCCATGACGCTAGAGCAAAAACACTAGCAAGTGGTGGTAAGAGCATAATCGAACAAATTGCGACAAAAATCGACATAAAACACCTAAAAATTGTTCCAAACCTGTCATTACAAGACGGAATACAAGCAACACGACTTGCATTAACTCGCACTTGGTTTGATAATAGATGCGAAGAAGGTATCGAATGTTTGCGCCAATATCAACGAGAGTGGGATGATGATAAAAAGATATTTAGGGATCGCCCAAAGCATGATTGGACTAGCCACTCTGCCGATGCCTTCCGCTATCTCTCAATCGTATGGAAAGATGAGGACAGCCCTATCCTCAAAGATTCAAGAGTTAAAGGACTTCATGTCGGTCAAACGGATGTCACATTGAACGAAATGTGGAAAGAAACCCCTAAAACAGTTAATCGCAGGATATAAAACATGGAACATACATACCAAGATTGGTACAACTGCATTGCCCAGTACGAGCGTACATACAAAGAATGGGAAGGCAGAGCAGACAAGATTGTTAAGCGTTACCGTGATGATTCTCGCACTCGCAACAATCCTAATGCCAAGTTCAATATCCTTTGGTCAAATGTTCAAACAATCACTCCTGCTGTATTCGCTCGATTACCACGCCCTGATGTAAGCCGTAGATTCCGTGATAACGATCCTATTGGCCGTGTAGCTTCAATGATGCTAGAACGAGCCTTAGAGTATGAAGTCGAGCATTACGGTGACTATGCTAGTGCTATGAAGCAAGCCGTTCAAGACCGTTTACTTGGTGGCCGTGGTACAGCTTGGGTTCGTTATGAGCCACATATTGTTGGTCAAGAAGCGGGTATGGGCGATGGCGCACCTGACGATGGCTTTCAAGTTACTGAAGATATTGACGAAGCAGAAACAGAAGGTGGCATATATCGTGAGAATCAAGAGCGTATTGAGTATGAGTGCGCTCCCGTTGATTATGTCCATTGGCGTGACTTTGGCTTAACCGTTGCCCGTACATGGGAAGAAGTCACCGCAGTATGGCGTAAGGTTTACATGGGCAGACCAGCCCTTGTTGAACGCTTTGGTGAAGAATTAGGCGGTCGTATTCCGTTAGATACCAAGCCTGAAACATCCAAGACATTTAACGAAAAGATGGGCGAAGGCGCATCCGAAGCCGTTGTTTATGAGATTTGGGATAAAACTAGCGGTCAAGTTATTTGGCTAAACAAATCAATGGGTAAGATTCTTGATACCCGTGATGATCCGCTAAAGCTGGAAAACTTTTGGCCA